AAACGCTCGGTGTGGGTTGCGCCCTGTGCGTTTACCAGCTTGATTTCGATACGACCGAAATCCTCGTCATAGGTTGCGTCATAAATGCGGAAAACGTATTCTCCCTCCGGGATAATTACAAAACCGCTCGTCATAGGGATTCTTGCCATTGTAGTGTCCTCCTTAAAAAATTCCTTTTTTCGTACTGTTGGTGAAGACGATTTCCGTCAACTTCCATGCCTGTTCCTCGGTGAAACCAGCCTTGATATAGCTGTTGTACATATTGTGAAGCTCAACAGCGGCTTCATCGTACTTCTCAACCTTGAGAGCTTCCTCACGTTGTTCTTCGAGAGCTTTCATTTCCTCGGTCTGCTTCTTATGCAGTTCCATGACCTGTTCGGTCAGTTCCTTACTGTTTGCCATGAATTTGTCCTCCTTATTTAACCGTCATACGGTAGGTTTCAGATTTCTTGCTGTACTTATCCAGCAATCCGTCAGCTTTCAGAGCGTCCTTATCAACGCTGGTAGTCTCGGAACGAGAGATAGTCCACACATAGGTAGAACCCTTGACCTCGACCTTCTTATCACCATCACGGAACTGCCCCATAGCGTGTTCCTTGATAATGTCATTGATGGTCTTGAGACGCTTCTCCTTGTCTGCGGTAGAAGCGGAAATCTCGTCCAGCTCCTTCTTGAGACCTTCGGCTTCTGCAATCAGAGCTTCAATGTCAGTCTCGGGAGACAGGGTGTTGGTGCGGAGTGCCGCAAGGATTTCAGCGTCCTTCTTCTCGTCATACTCCGGGGAGATACCAGTATCGACATAATCAACCCACCACTGCTCAACGGCGGCTACCTTGTCTGCGAAGTCCGGGTAACGCTCGGAGACCTTGAACTCAACAGTGATGGTGTTGCTTGCGGTCGGCTGATACGCCGCCGGGTCTTTGTAGTCCTTCTCGTCAAGGAAGGAAGCGACCATAATCACATCGTCCACACCGTACAGGTAAGCGTATAATGCCGCCTGTAATGCGTAATACTCGGGAACATCGTTCTGCCAGTCCTCCGCACGTTTGGTAGTCTTCATTTCGAGAACAGCTTCGATGGTCTTGCCGTCTTCACCCTTCATCAGATAGTCCCACATACCGCCGAGGTGTTTGCTCTCCGGGAAGAAATCTCCCCATGTCTTATTGAAGTAGTCCTCACCCCACACATCGGAAGGGCGAACAATGTCCATACCGTAGGACTGCTCCATGTAGCGAGCCTGTTTCGGCTCGATGGTCTTACCAGCAACCGTGTAGATAGTGTCCTCGAAGGGCTTCTCATAGGTCTTGGTAATCGCACACCACATTTCAAATGCGGTACTCCACGGATTCAGACCGAGGATAGTAGCGAAGCGAGTACCTGTGATTTTCTTGGTTCTCTTGGGAGGGGCAATCTGAATACGATTGCCCTCGAGCCACTTAATGTCTGCCATTACTTAGCCCCTCCTTCCAGCATTGCGGTAATCTTCTGAATCAGCGTCTCGCAATCGGACTTGGAAATCTCCGTGAATCCCTTGGTCTGTACTGCGATGTTCGCAATCAGTTCCTCCTTGCCCGGGTCAGCGTCCTTGAGCTTCTTGAGAACAGCTTTCAGACCCTTAATCTGTAAAGCAGAAGCATTGTCAGCCGGAGCAGTCAGATTCTCCTTCACTTCCTGTCTCTGCTCGGGAGTAGCCGGGGCTTTCTTCTCTGCCGCCGGAGCGGAAGCAGTCTCGCCATTGCCGAGATTTGCGTCAATGGAATCGCTCTCGCAAATGTCCAGCGCAATCATATACAGGTAACGGCGCATATAGGTGATGGAAGAACCGAGAGCTTGCATTTCGTTTGTAGCCTGTTTGCCAGCGTTGCTCACGATAGGAGCAATCTGATTGAACGGAGCAACGAACGGTACGGATTCCTCCGGGTTGTCGGTGTTGATGATGTTCATGGTTGCAACATCAGCGGTGAAGTTCACCACAGGGATAAGACCAACCTCATTGAAAATGCGGATAGCGGTCGGTACAATGTCCTCAAGCTCGAAGTATTTGAAGGACAGGTGCATATTCTTTCCTGTCTTCTCCACGTTCGCTTCAAGGAACTTTGCCCTTGCAGTAAGGAGCTTCTGATATACATTTGTGGTCTTGGTAGTAGTTGCCATTTTCTTTGTCCTCCTTGGCTTTTTAGTTTTTTCGGGTTTGATACCCTTGAAATCGTCAACTCGCTTTTTCGCCATTGCGATGTAGAAACTTCTGTCTACCTCGTCAATGGACAGCTCGTTATCGTTGTCGATGATACAGTGTTCCGGGAGAGAATCTATTTTCGCTTCGGAATCGTCCTCGGCTTTCACCTTGAAGATTTTTCCGTATCTCTCGTCCGCTGTGGCGTACACTCGGTTCACCTTCTGAACGGACTGCTTTTCACCGTCCACCACATGATAGGCTTCCCGGTACTTCGCCCCGGCTTTGGCGATAATCTGAAACTGGAAAATATCATCGCAACTATTGATGGTGTCTTCGACAGGCGTTCCGTTTACAAAGAACTCCTTGAGGGCGGTAGCCACAATCACACAGGAGTTATTGATATTGAAAGCACCAGCCGGAGCGATACCCTTCACGAGATAGCCGCCTTTGGCTTTTGCTTTGCCGCCCGGCTGAACCTCAACGTAGTTGTTTACGTCTTTCTGCGCTATCTTGACAACGGTATCTTCCTCGAGGTCAAAGCCTGTACGAGACTGCCATTCAGCACAGATAGCGGTCAGTGTGTCGTAGTCCTTCTTATCGCACTCGACCATGATACCGTCCGTGTTGAGCTGGACAATTCGCAGTCCTTCAATCTCTTGGTAACAATGCTCTGCAAGTTCCAGTAGATATAACTGCCCGGAAATGCAGACCGACCTACCCATGAGAGGGTCGTAGAGGTCGTTGTACTGATTCAGCAAGCAACCGTAGGTGGTGTTGCAAACCAGTTTCAGAGCGTTCGCCGTGTGCTTATCGCCAGCGGCTTTCGCTTTCATACGGCGGTCGAGAATGTCCTCGTAAATCTGCGGAGACGGAATGTTTCTGCTTGTGTACCCATTGATGGTACAGAGGTGTGGGTAGTAGCTTCCTACGTCCTCATTCCAAATTCCTCTATCCTTGGTTTCCTCCCAAAAGAAGTTTGGGATTGCACCATGAATACCGCCATACCCGAGTGTCACAGGACACTCACCGATGTTCAGATTGAACTTGCCTTTGAAAAGCTCACTGTCTGAAATGGAGAGGTCATACATTCTATCGAAGAAAGCGAAAACCTCGGGTGGTATGTACTCTTTTCGCAGATTGTCCGGGTACACATACTTGCGTTCATCATCGTGCGGCTTCTTGGTTGCTTTCAGCATTGCCGCAGTCAGTTTGGCGTTCGTCATACCCATTGCCTTGACTTCATCAAGACCAGCCAGCCGACCGAGGTTGATTTTGTTCTTCAAGTAGTCTTTACGAATGTCAATCAGTCTCTCGGCGGTATCAACGTCATGTTTGCAGTAGAACTCCGTCTCGGCTTTTTCCTCCGGGGTTAGAGGACGGTCAATGTCAAACGGTACGCTGGATTCTTTAACCGACATACCGAGGTGCCCTTCAATAGCTTTAAGAGATAGCCCCTGTTGCGTATCGTCTCGAATATCCACATTACTGAAACGGAAGTAGATACCATCGAGAAGCGGACACTGCCAGCCTTGCCCTCCGGCAATAATGAAATCGTTGACCTTTTTAATTTCCTCCGGGGCAAACCCGGCGGCAATCGCTTTGATGATGTACTGGTCGTAGTGTTTCGAGTTGAAACCGACATAGATACAATCATCGGACAATGCCATTTTCAGAGCTTCATTGTCGTTCCAAATACAGGTGTAAACACCTGTTTCCTTATCCTTGAGGGTTACGAGCCAGTCATAGGCGAAGACCTCACAGTCATAAGAAATCAATCGCATGGGCTTGTCCCTCCTTCCTTTACGAAGTAACAACCGTTCTTTCGATAGGTCGTACATCGCTTCTTATAGGACTTCACGAGGTAAGCTATATCGTCTACGAAATCATAAGCGATAGGGTCTGACTTCCCTTCAAAGGTACGAGCGATACGCCCGATACTCTGTGTCACCACGGCGTAGTCCTTCTGTGGGGTGGTGAGGTACAGACGCTCCAACCGTGGTACGTCCAATCCTTCCTTCGCCAGTGAGTAGGTAGCAAAAAGGTATTTCTTCTTGCCGCTCCTCATATCCTCAAGAGCCTGTTCTCGTTCAGCCTTGCCCTTTTTGGTAGTCATTTTGCCGCTTATCATCACAGCGTCCTTCCGCATATCAGCCGGGAGAAGACTTATCAGCACCTCGAGGTGATTCAGCCTGTCCGACAGAATCAGAGAAGGTCTCTGCTCAATGGAATCTGCAATGAGCTGATTCCGGGCGGCGTTTTCGGTAAGATAGGTAATGAGCTTTGTGTAGTTCAGCGTTCCGTCCGTGTTAAGGGCTTCCCGGCTTATCTGCACCCCTGTACCCACAGGGTAGATACCTACCTTCATAATCTTGTCAGCCACAGCTTCGTCCGGGACTTTGTAGGCAACCTCACCAACGAGGGCGTAGGTAGCTTTAATCATTCCATCTGACCTGTGTACCGTTGCTGACAGACCGTATTTGTGTCGTGCCGATAAACTGTTCAGCACTTTTTGATACTGTGTCACGGCGGTAGGACTGCCGCTGACCCTGTGTACCTCGTCTGTGATTATGCAATCCCAGTAGTCCCGGTACTGTGCGAGGTCGAGCTTGCACATGGTCTGAATCGTGGCGAAGGTGATTCCCTCACCGAGATTGACTTTTCCTTCCGTGATAGTACCCATGAGGTCTTCGCTCATATAGAGCTTGGCTCGTTCCTTACTCTGTTTAATAAGGTCGAGTGTGTGGCAGAGCCATAATGTACGCCGTCCCAGCCTTGCGGCGAGGGCAATACCCATCTGCGTTTTACCGCTTCCGGCGGCACTCTGTAATATCCCATACTTGGCGGCTACCATCGCTTGTACGGCGATTTCTTGGTAGTCATAAAGTGGAACATCGGCGTTATAATTTACCTCCACAGGGGCGGCAAATTCGCTCAAGAACAGTGCCTTATCGGATATGTCCTTCGGTAGTAGTCGGAGTGTTCCAAACGGAAGCACCAGCGTTGTTCCTCGGGTCTCATAGAGTGACAGGACTTTCGGCGTGTTACCGAGCCACAGGTTCATGCGAGATTTCTTCGCATATTCCGGGTTTGGTATGGTGAGGTTTCTCTTGCACCACAGCACCATTTCCGGGGTAGGGTTCTCGACTGTCAGTGTGTTTGAGACTTCAATCAGCATTTCTTCAACCACCTTTCCAGTGGCGTTCCATACTCTCGAATGTCCGTCAGATTCAGAGTTGACTTCTCATAGGAGAGAGCCACCATTGAAAAGTGAGGAATCATAATGATTTCGTCCTCGACCTTGAGTGCGAACCAGCCCTCGCCATTTCCACAGGCTTTCCATGTTTCCATAGCAAAGTGCTGATTTTCTTCCACTCTCGAGAGAGGGAATCGGTTGTTTGAACACACCTTACAGTCAATGAGGTACGCCGTTTTGTTTTTAACAGCGATAACATCTGCTGGTTGCCCGGCGGCGTTCTGCGCCATGTTGTGACACCAAAATCCATGCTGGAACAGTAGCTCACAGAACTCGGTCTCAAAACTGTTACCGATTTTTCGGTTAGTAGCCATGTTCTTTCAGCACCTCCTTGACGGTCGAGTGAACGTCTTTATCGTCCACATAACTGTCAAGGTCTCGAATGAGTTCTGAAAGCTGTTCTATCTGATTCTGATAGTAATTCGCACAGTCCATACCCATGTGCTTATCAATCAAATCCTCAAAATCCTTCGGGGATAGGATTGTTTCGGGTCTGCCGTTACTTAGCGTCAGCATTTGTGGCATTTACATTCACCTCCTGTTCATACTTTTGCATGAGAGCAAGAACGCTCTCACTGTATGAGGTGGATTTGATACCGTTTTCCCATGCTTTCTTAGCACCGTAGTCACCCATGTTGTATGCCATCAGAGCTAAACCGTAGTCATTGTAGTTCTGAATGTACGAACCAATGACCTTAATTCCACAGAAAACATTCTGATATGGGTCAAGCATATCCGCTGTTCTGTATTCCTCTGCCAGCCATTCGTGATTGATGGTGTTAATCTGCATGAGACCGTAATCCCCGGTCTTACTAACCACTTCCGGGTTGAACTTGCTCTCTTGGTCTATCATTGCGATAATGAGTGACACTGGAACATTTTCGTCCGCACACACCTCGTAGATGTATCTCTGCAAGCTGTGTGAAAGTGGTACATCGAAATATGTAACTTCTTCGGCAACCGGGAGGGAATCGGCTTCGTAGGAAGGAACTTCAACCGTCTCCGTTACGGTAACTTGTTTCTTCGGAGCGGTAGCTCGTCCTACGACAAGACCACCGATAAAGCCAATCAGTACCAGCGTACCGATGATGATATATGCTTGAATCACAGCGAGCTTATGTCTGTTGATTCTTTTTGTTTTTGTTCCTCTACATTGCGTAGCCATTTCTGAAAATCCTCCTCATTCTTAGGGTCTGCGTAAAACTTTGTGATGATACCCACTAAGGGTCTTGCGAGGTCATTTACCTGTACTTCTGACAGGCTCATTCATTCTCACGTTCCTTGAGAATTTCCTTGCAAACAGCGAGAATCTGCTTTGCCTTGGGATAGGTATAAACCCCTCGGAGAATACTTGACATCATAGGCGGCTGAACTGCATAACCTCGCTTCTGCAATTCCAGTATCATGTCTACCTGTGTCATTCCCACATTTGCCATTCTCTCTTTAATGTCCACGAATCTCTTACCTCCTTCACGATATAAATTCTTGAAATCAGAATTGCCATTGACAAATAGGCGAATTATTGTTATTATTCTTATAAGACCATCAATAACTATAACTTCCCGAAAACTGCCATTTTCGAGAGGTCGCTTTCTTATTGCCAATTCGCATTTTCCGAACTTCATGTTCTTATTCTAATTCTTATTATGCGAATTGTCAATAGGAAAATTCTGTTTTTACGAATTTATTTTTTGCAGAGGAGGAATCACTATGACATTCGCAGAGAATATCAATCGTATCTGTGCTGAAAAAGGCACGAATCTGACCGCCATTGTCAAAGCTGTTAAGGGTTCAAGTTCTTTCGCAACAGCCATCAACACTAAAGGGTCATTACCGAAGGAATCCGAAATGCTGGAAATGGCAAAATTGCTTGAGTGTTCCGTCATGGACTTCTTCGCAGACGAGGAAGACTTACCCGAGACCAAACCAGCCAACGAAGACGAGGAAGACATTCTTCGTATCTACCGAGGACTGTCCCGGCGAGCGAAGCATGAGTTCATGTCTATGGCTTATGAATTTGAGAACCGTGAGGAGCTTGAGGGGGATAAGGGAACAACTGCGGCAATGTGATAAGGTCATTCCCTTCGCTTTGATATATAGAAAGAAGATATTGGAGGTGAGACTATCAAAGCGGTAATATATGCTCGTTACTCGAGCCACAACCAACGAGAAGAATCAATCGAGGGACAGCTTCGTGAATGTCACGAATTTGCTCTCAAGAACGACTTTATTGTCGTAGACGAATATATCGACCGGGCTATCTCCGGCAAGACAGACAACAGACCGAGCTTCCAGCGGCTTATCAAAGACAGCGAGAAGGGGCATTTTGACGCTGTGATTATGTACACCCTCGACCGCTTCGCCCGAAACAGGTACGACAGTGCCATTTACAAAGCAAAGCTCAAACGTAATGGTGTGAAGATTTTCTACGCCAAACAACCAATGCCGGACACCCCGGAAGGAATCATTCTTGAATCCGTCCTCGAGGGCTATGCGGAGTATT